CAGTTGTTAGACACATCAGTGCGCTTGATGATGACCATAGAAGGCCTGAAGCCAGTCGTCACTGTCGGCCCTGACGTAGAACCGTTGCCAGTATATGACCCGATGGATGAGTAGCCAGCCACCTCTGCGAAACAGTAGGCTATATAGTCAGAACCAGATTTGTTAGAACCTAGTTCAGTGCCAACAGAAAACACAGACGATGTTGGTGCTGTGTCATTCCAATAATCCCAAGTGTTTGATTGTGCAATAGTGGTGTTTAATTGAAGCGCATAATCAGCAGATGTTAAACCAGAATGATAGACGCCCCAGTTGAAGGCATCATCCCTAGATTTAACGATAATCATATCTGGCGCACTGCTGCTTAGACCGTGACCAACTGTAGCCGCAGAACCAGTGCCAACATAGGACACGATGCTAAACCCATAGTCAGGATTTGCCTTGACCGTGCTGGTGATTGACCCATCAGTATTGCTGGCGGCTGAACCTGTGCCAGCATCCCAGCACCAAGCAACGTAGGTTTCATTGCTGTCATTAATATTTCCATTGTTGCCTAGCGTGAATCCATCACCGTCAAAAGCCGTCACTCCAGCAACTCCGGTAACGTCTGCGGCAGTATTATTAGAGTTAAGTTCGGTGCCAGCGCCTCTAACAATGTCGTAGAGAACATGAGAAGCAGCACCATCTCTGCGTTTCGCCCAAACAAAGTCTGGCTCAAGGCCCAACCCGCTGATGCTTTGCGTACCGCCATTGCCAGTGTAGGTAACTGTATTGAACCCCTCAGATACAACGTCATCTTCAAAGGTCAGGTGGAAACCGTTTGTACCGTCTGTGCCAGCGTAGTCCTTCTTTTCCCAATAGCCGTTGGTGAACTGACCAAAGCTGGTAGGGTCTAGGGCTTGACCGTCAATGAAGTGTACGTCTGATAGGTAGCCGTCAAACAAAGCATCGTTTTGCAGATTGCCTAAATAATGTTCAGATGTTCCATTTACGTTGTAATCAGAATTTTGAGTAATAACGCTGCTTCCAAAAGTAATTTCAGTGCCATTTACATATAACCGAACTCTGTTAGACGCTGTTGCTTGCGTTGTGTCAAAAGCCAGAACAATGTGATACCAAGCAGAAAAATCTCTAAAATATGCAGATGTAGTTTGCGTACCTACAGCATACGCAGTGAGATAAAACATTTGCCAATTTGTGCCGCCTACATCACCAAAGCCAAAGCCAACGCCGCCAGATGATGCGTTTGAACCAAATAAACCACCTCTTGTACCGTTCCCACGTTTAACCCAGCCACTCCAAGTCCAAGTCTTGCGGTTGCCAGCAGATGCCGGTGTCCAGCTTAGATACTGGCTTTCGTCATCGTTGAACTTTACGGATTGCTGGGTGACTTCTGCACCGCTTGCATACATCCATTGAGAGGAACCTAGTGGGCCTGACATAGTAACTCCCTAAGAAAATGCTAATTGCGGTGCGCCTAATAGAATACGGCCTGTTCCAGTAATAACATAAGGAACAATATCTGTTGTGTCTGCCGCAGTAGATAGCGTCAATCCAGCAGCACCGGCTGTCTCATAGTCAGTGCCAAGTGAAACTGTATAGCCACCAGTGCTGTCTTGGATAAACGTGATGAAGCCAGACTGACCCAATGTCTCTGTAGTAGGATTAACTAAAGTCACATCGTCTATTAGCGTCAGGACAAAGTTTTGGTGCGTGGCAAAGTCTAGCGTAATGTTGCCGGTAGCAGCACCAACAGCCGGAATAGACCGCACATCCGTAGAACCAATAACAGCCCCGCTAAAGGAACCGCCAATCAAAGGCATTGCATCAGAACCATTAAACAGTCTGTATACTGTAACAACTACAGTGTCGCTGGCTGTTAGCGCAGTAAGGCCATCAATAGTGTTAGCTGTGCTAGTGTTATAATCTGTACCAGCTACCAGCAAAACACCATTCAAAGTCACTTGAAGATTTGCGCCAGTTGTAAACAACAACGGTGAACCACTATTGTCCACGCCAGAAATGCTGGTTTCACCGCCAGCAGCCGTGTAAGTATAAACACTGGTGTTAGCAAAGTCTGGACTAGGGCCAAGATACCTCATCAGGTTATCTCCATCACACTCAATGTTGCATCAATCTTAGCAGTAGTACCGCAGTCAATCTTGATTACATCGCCAGTCTGCAAAATGTATTTGTTACCAGACATTGTTTCTAATGATGAACCAGTCAAGATAGGAACGTCTTTGATAACGCTGACTGTCTCGTTGGTTTCGACGTCAACCGTTGTAGATACAATCTGAACTGTAGCTGTTACTGAGGTTGAATCAATGTTAGCCAGTGTTAAGCCAACAATAACCGCAGTTGTTGCTGCCGGAACAGTGTATAGAGTATCAGGCGTACCAGAACTGGCTGGCATAGCCCCATTAGTCTTGAGTTTAAAAGTGTTAGCCATTTTACTATCCTAGTACTATTGCCAATTTAGTTGCCGAATCTTCTATCAACACAGTTTGAATTGTAGAGACATTAATAAACAAGGTGTAATACGATGAGTTAACATTGCTAGTTAAAGGCAATACGCCAGCAGATGTGTGAACAGTGTTGATAATATAAATGTTGTTGTTTGTTGTATCTGTAACTGTGTCACCGTTTGAATAAGAAACACCGGCAGACCATGTGCCTTTATAGTTACCAGCATTAGTCGTAACGATTGGAGAACCGCTTGCATCAAAAGATAAAAACTTACCAACCCTGTCGGCAGCAGACGGAAGTGTAAGCGACAAGCCAGCAGATGTATCAAAATCAGTTATCTGAATACTGCGACCAATAGCATCATCAAGGTCAGCAGCGATAGCAACAAACTTATCAAGCTCTGTATTTAATGAAGCAACATCAAATGGACCTGATGTTGGAAAATCAGTAACACGTTGAAGCTCAACATCACGAGTTAAAATGACAGTGCTGCCACCAGAAATTCCAGTAACCTCATTGCCAGCCGTAAAATGTATGTATCCAGTTGTGCCTTGCGTATGAGCCTGTGTATTTCCAGAATCATTAGCTGTTGTGTAATGTGTTGTTAAAGTTTTTAAAACTCCATCAACATACACGTTAAGATCTTCGTCTTCAAAAAACTCAAACGGCACCACAAAAGCAGACTGTGTAACGCCTTGCGCCACAGCATACGATATACGCGGGTTGTTATCACTCAAGTTAATAGTCATTCTAATCCCCTATCATAGCAACAATGCAGTACACAACGCACAATCAATTTCTTCCAACACTGCCAATTAGCTCACGCATATCATCGCGTATCGGATATAAGCCAATAAATGGCAGTGCATACTTCATACGCTCAGATGCATCAGATGTATTGCCATTCATAAAATCTTTTAATGCTCTACCATACTCAAGACCAAGCCCAGCCGGTGCGCCAAACGGCTCAACAAAAGCATCCATCATACGCTCTTCGCGATTAGGGCTTACATACTTAGGCGGTATTGGAAAGTCTTCGTCAATCATGCCAGCATTGCCAGCTATGTTTAGTCCTGTATATGCAAGGTCAGAGTAGATGCCAAGCACGCCTGAGTGGTCGATAATGCGTGCCATGACTTCTGGTGTGCTGCGTTTTTCAAACCAATAATCAGGCTTCTTAATAGCTAGTGACATATAAGACAAACCAATTAAAGCAGCTATACCTTGCAATCTGTAACGTCTGTTCGGGTCACGAATTGCACCAAGAATTTTATTGTTTGCACCAAAAGCAAAGTTCATAAATGTAAACGGCAAAGACATTAAGCCGCTTTCAATGCGCACCATGTTTTCAGCACCAGTACGCAATCGCTTTTCAATTGGAAACTGTGAAGGAAATGCTTTACGCACTGACTGAAAGAATGGGTTGTCACGCAAATAAGCAACACCATCAACAATCAATGGCTTGTCAAATGTTTGCCCCATAACAATTGTGTTGTTTGCATGAGATGCAATTGCAGCTTGATACTTGCGCATAATCTCTCTTGCTTGCGGAGTTGATTGATCCCAAGCATCTGTATTAGCAAACTCAAAATCCATACGCTCATGCTTACTTGTAGGTGCTTTAGCTATAAACTTAGCCATATCTTCATCAATGCCATATCGCGCAAGATACTCACGATCAAACAAAGATATTTTACCTTCAGACCATTTACGCGAAAGCTTAATAAACTTGTTGTTAGCAAGTATTTGATCCAACGCCTTGCCGCCAAAAGTAATTGGAGCAAGTCCATTTGCAGTATACATAAATTGATTACCGCGCTGGATGATACGCTCGTTCAGGTTCGGTTTAACCTTCCTTGCTGTATCATTTAGCATCTCTCTTGCGTATACGTTCTTGGTAATGTCCAACAACTCACCAGCAAGCTGCGCTTCACGGACAACCTTGCCAGCAAAAGCTGTGTCAGTTGCAGCAAATCCAGCAGCGAGAACATCCTTCATGCCGTGTGCCATGACAATGGAACCTGTATCAGTAATAGCAGATACGCCAGCAAGCGGAAGGAACGTCCACCCTGTCCAAGCTTTGGCAGCTTTAGCAGCTTGATTGTCCCAACGATCAGGGCTGCGCTGCAACGTACCCATTACACGCTCATAATCACCATAAAAATCAGCAAGTAATCGACTGCGTTCCTTTGAATCTTTACCAGCCTTTATTAATTTATCGTCAAGATCTTCCAATACTTCGTCAATATTTTTGCCACCAAACTTATTAGCAAAAGAAAGCTGACGCCCCATTCTGTCAATGTATGTATATAGTGCCTCCATATCAGCATGAATATAATCTGCAACTTTAGCTACATCGATATTAGTTTTGCGCTGTTTTAAGTGTTTAGCTCTGCCAGCAAAATCTGCGCTACGCAAAATGCTTTCCATTTCATCGCCATCCTCTTGCATAATTCTGCTAAGAGTAAGTTCAGCGTCACCAAAAGCACCGTCTATTTCCTCACCATTGGCAAGGCGTTGCATCTTATAGTCTTCTGCAAATATATTTGTTAAAGCAGAACGAGGTTCATCTAAGGCAAGCTTGCCTTTGTCGTAGAATATTGGAAATACAAAGTCGGAACGAAGAGGCTTGTCGATCTGTCCTTCGTAAAACTCAATGCGAGCTTTTAATATAGCCTGTCTATTATCTAAAGCGTCTCTGTAAGCAGCTTGTTTTTTGTTAGCACCACCAGCTTTTTTAATGCTGTCCTCAAGATCAGCAAGCTCTTTAATTTTTTTATCAAGCTCTTTTTGGTTTACATCAATAATCTTTTTAATTTTGTCGTTTGTTTTTACAAGCCCAGTGTAATTCATGTCATCAGAAAAGCCCTTAAACAAATCAGCGAGAAGAACACCAGCTTCTTTTTGTTGATCTGTTATGCCATCCTTACCAAGACGTTGCAGTCTAGGATCTTTTGAGTTGGACAAAATATATCTGCGGATTGTATCATTAGCCCAATCATCAAAACCACTCTTGGGGTTGTAAACACTCATTACACGAGCAGCTTTAGCAATCCCTCGAACTTGCTGTGAATGCAAGTCGCGCATAGATGTGTGCAAACGCTCATATGTACCGATAAATGTTTGCGCTTCTTGTGACACAGACTGAAACGCTTTACCACGCCGCGCACCTTGAGTTGATACCGCACCATTATATGAAAGCAATGCGTAAAATTCTTTTACCTCATCAGGCAAATCAGTGCGCTGCATAGCACGTTGAGATGGACTGCCCATCCAATTAACTTGAGTAGTGTCAAAATCGCCGCCAGAAGCCGCTGTATAGCCATCATCTAGGTTTGATGTAGTATCACCCCACACATGCTTGAACTTCTCGCCACGGTACAACCTACCCATCTTAGCGGCAGTGCTTTGAAAAAAGGGCTTGGCATATGGTGCAGTACGCATCAACCCGCCAAAGCCAGCAGACAAAGCAGTAGAAGCTACAATGTTACTAGCAGATTCATAAGGCTCATCAGCTACAGCAAATGGCGCACGCCTAGCTTCAGACGCAACTCCATAGGCAAGACCCGCAGCAGCACCTCTTTTCACCGCCTGACCGAAGGTCTTGCCAACTTTAATAAACTGCAATCCTGGGATAAACGACACTAACGCCAGTGGGTCTGTCAAACCACCAGCAAGCATTGCTGTTATCGGAGCATCCCCAGCCTTACGCCTACGCTCAATAGCTGTGTATGCACGCTCTTCAAGATAGGCTAAATGCTGTGGATTCTTTGCGCGAATAAGATCATCATAATAAGGCAACAGTTCTTCAGATATGTTAGCAGCTACATCAAACTCTTCATCTAGCGGCACGTTGCCAAATAGTTTAGCTTCTTCAACGCTTTCAATCAGAGGCATGTTGTTGTAGGCAACATTAGCCTTATACCCCTCCCACCAGCTTACAGGAGTTTCATCACTGATAGCTGCCGGAATGGGTATAAAAAAGTCTCTGCGTCCTATGTCCATCATTGCGTTTTACCTATGGGTAACTAATATCTTTTTGAGCATCAAAGATCTTTTGATTTCTTGTGTAAAGTTCTCTTGAGTTTGCTGCATCAACACGCAATTGCGCAATCGTAACATTGCGCCTTTTAGCCATCTGCTCAAGAACATAACCATTCCCAACCTGTAATGGTTTGCCGTTGTAAGTTATAATGTTCTTATCAATATCAACCAACGTATATACAGGCAATGCTGATCCCTCTCTTGGATCAGGCACAAGGAAAGCATTGCGACCAAGCTCATAGTTTCTACCTACAAGCTCTAACTTAGTTTGCGCACTTACCTTAAAGTCAGTCATTGATGCATCGTCAGTGTAAGCACGTTCTGGTGTAAATCTTGATCGACCAATACTGGAATGCAACAAATCGCTTTTACGAAACACAGCATCACCGGCTGACTGAAGGATCTTTTGAACTCTCGGCTTGTCCATTGAGTAAAGTAAATCATCAGCAAAGCGTGTGTAAAAAGTAATCTCATCGGGGCTTGCATCGCTTCTAATATTGTCAGTGACAAACTCTCTAACAGCAGATGCAACTGTGCCTTTGTCCTTACCAAGCTTTCTAAAAATATTTGCCTTTACTTCATCCGCACTAGCAGTGTCTTTTTCACGGAACGAGTTCATAAACTCAGGAAGAGCAGACGTTCCAAGCACATCTTGAACATTTGAAAGCGTCTCCCACATCACAACGGTTTCATCGTTTAAACCACGGCTTAATTTTTCCGAGTATGTGCCACGATTAAATGTGGTTGCCTGTTGATACATGGCAATAGCCACAGGCAATTGATCCGCTGTTAGTGTATCCACGTTGGTCAAATAATCTTGGATAACAGTAGGCAACTCACCAGTGCTTTCAAACGCCATATTATGAAAGGCACCAAACCTTTCTTCCCATTGAATCTTTTGCGCTTTATCCGTGGGGGGATTCATTATTAAATTAAGATTGTTAGAAAGATCAACAGATGTGCGAATACCAATAGCATTACTAACTAAGTCAGCGTTAGCCTTCGATAGATTAAATCCGTTTGCAAGGTCAGTAACAGCGGCACCAGTCAAACGATCATTTTTTTCAGCATTAAACTGCTCCTGAACGGTGCCTTGCCTTGTTCTAATCTCTCTTGCTATCTGCGAGTGCAAGCCAGCAAATACATCATCATTAATGTATTTTTCTTTAAAGCCAGCTTTTTCAAGTTGCTCACGAATGGCGGGAGGAACACCCTCAAGGCTTCCGTTTTCTACAGACATAGCCATATAGTTTAAAGCAGCAGAAAGTTTTGCTTGTGACGCAAAGGGGTCGTCACCACCCAGAGAAACAGCAAGCTTATTAGAGATGTTTATAATATCTCCACTAACAAATGCATATCGAAACTTTTTTTCTGTCTCAGGTAAAAACGCCATACCAACACGATCACCATGCTCAACAGAAAACCCTTGCAACTCCTCTTGTCCGTTTGTTAATAGCTGACGAGCAGTGCCGGTGGCACCGTTAGTTGCAGAAGATGTGATGTCAGCCATCATTTTGTTTAGTTTAACAACACCATTTTGAGCAGCTAACTTATCGTCAAACTCTACTTGATCGGTAAAAAGTTTTGTTTGATATTGTTTAGACGCAATAGCACCAGCAGATTCAACAACACCAGCATATTTGCCAGATGCATCGCGAGTTGTATCTAAAAAAACCTGAAACTCTTTTGCAAAACCTTCAGGATCACGCTCATGATTAGCTGCTGTTTTCTGTGCAAAGCTGTCAATGTCAAGCAGAAGGGCATCTGTATAACGCTTGTTGGCAATAGGTTCATAATATTTCTGTGCAACAACAGATAGGGACTTAGGCATCTCCGGAAATACTAAATTGCCATCTGTGTCTCTAGCACTAATAGCAGCAAGCCTTGCCTCTTCTTCCCCTTTATCTTTTTCTGCATTATAGGCATATTCAAAAGCAGCATCGAATATGCGTTGACCAGCATTTGCGATGGCTTGCCCAGCAGCAACTCCACCCTTGCCCATGGACACAATACCAATAGGACCAACTGACGTTTGTTGTTGTCCCTTTAATACTTCAATCTTAGCCATAAAAAATTACCCTTATGTAACAGTTGTAGCCTTATAACCATTACTCGTTACAGTCGATACCTGATTCATCAAAGCTTGATCCATGGCAGTCTGCCCTTCAAAAGCTGCAAATTTAGCCTGACTAGCATAACGACCTCTAGTAAACAAACTCTGCAACTCAGCAGCCTTTAGCTCCTCTGCACTTTTTGTTTTGCCAGCCTTTTGAATTGCTTTCAAAGAACGGTCATCACCTCTTCTATTAAAACCTGTAATAGCAGAAGAGTTTTTTAGGAAGTTAGTATATGTGCGAGATCTTGCTGTAGCAGCAATCTCAGCATTAAGCTTAACCATCTCAGCATTTTCTTTGGCTTGCCTTGCCACTTCATCTTGACGGATTTTTTCTGCTCTGCCAGCTTGATCGTATCCAGCAACGGAAACAGCAGTACCAACAGCCAACGCTGCATATGCCCAAAAACTCATTGGAACGCCACCTCTACCACCATGCCATTAAGTTGCATATCAAGTGGTGCTATCTGTGAAATTGTAACAGTTGGATCTTTGCTATAACCCAACACCCTAAACTCTTTCTTTCCTGTAAATGCCTGACGAGGCAAAGCTGGATTAAAAGTAACATTACGAATAATCATATTAGTGCCATTAACGGATATACTTAATGTATCCTGAACATCCAGCACAACATTAGTAATCTTGCGTGGTCTACCAGTAAGCGGCCCCCCAGGGACCATAGCATCCAAAGGCATTGTCTTTAACTCTGGAACAAACTTGTAACCAATCTCAGCAGATGTAGATAGCTTAACAGTGCTAACATCTACGTCACCACCAGTTACAGTAAACTGACCAAGGTATTCAGTACCATCAATTACATCAACTACAGCACCATCATCAAAGTGTGAAGACACAGTAAAGACACCAGCAGTGCCAGAAAAGTCATCACTAAAGTCCATGTTAAAATCTGTGCTAAATTGCTCAAGGAATAACGCCGGAGTGCCGTTGCCATCATCACGAGAGCATACAGTAAACAACTCCTCATCCACAGCACACACAGAATGGAATCGGCCTTCTGTAGTCCAACGCATCCAACCAGCACGTTTCTCTGATCTAATGCTATAGAATACACCAACCTCGCCGTTATCCATTAAGAAGAAAGCATATCCCCCTGGGCGATCCAATGAACCTTTAACAGATGTAAGCTGAACAGGTGAAGATATTAAATGTGAAGATAAAATAGAAACCATGTTTGTGGTGTAAGCAGCTTCAGCATCGCTAAACACATATTCTCTAATCGCAGTGCCAGTAGCTTGAACAAACAGTGTTGCGCCATCAAGCGACAATGGCCTTACATAACTAGACCCAAATGGAGTTTGCTCAGATATCTTGGCTGTCGATGCAGTAATCGGAGCATCTTGGAATGCTGGTAAAAAGAACTCACCCTGATTCGCAAACACTTGCAAGTCTCTGTTAGACACAAGATGGCGAATAAAGTTAGTCACACCCACAGAGACTTCCAAGTCAAGGGCATCAAAGTCTTCACCCTTGCCAACATCGAAGTTAAAAAACTCTCCGCTTGCAGATGCCCACACCCCACTAGGTTGTGATGGCGTACCACCAAACCACAATCTGTTCTCATGGAATGTTACAGCAGCAGGGAATCCCCTGTAAGAACTGTAAGATTGCTCATACCAATCAGTTGTTGCAGCAGTGCTAGAAATAATAGGATTGCCGCCACCTGTTGCTGTTGCCGAAGCAGAACCACCAGCCTGATAATCAAACTCATTATTACTTATTACTCTGGTAATTGTTCTGGTTCCATTGATGCTACCGTTATTAATGCCACCTAATGCGCCAGCCTCAGTGATTATTATAGAATCACCAACACTAAGCCCATGGTCAGCCATAACAACGTGAACCTTATCAGACCCCTCTGTTGTGTTTAAAGAATCAAAGTCAAGTTGTCTTTCAATGGTGCCTTGGATATCAACTGTAGCTGTTGTTGAGCTAGTGACGGCAGTAATATCAACTTGAGTATCATGAATCAAAAGACTTGATCCAACCATGCCAGCAACAAAATAAGCAGAGCTAGTGGTTACTGTGCGTCCAGTACCACTTGTGTGTGAAGGTGCAATTGTAACTGCGCTGCCTTGAAAATTGTAATATGGTTGAAGCTTTCTATTGCCATCAGCAGATAAATCAAACTCATAAACCCTTACCTCAAATGAAGTTAAGCCTGTTCTAACAAGCTCTAAAGGTCTGTAGTCTGTGTGAGCAATGAACATAAAGTCACCACTCTGTGCATAAGTAAACTCAGTAAGGTTAGTGTATGTAAACGGCAAATCATCACCATCAACATCAGTAGTGATAGTGGCAACCAAAGAATTGTATGAACCATCAGTGTTAATTCTAAACACCTGTATACTGCCAGCGGTAGTGCCAGCAATAAAAGCTACAACATATTTTTCATCGCTAGAAAAAACAAAAGGCTCAAGACGTATCTGTTGCTTGTAAGCAGAATCATAATCAATAGGATTGTTAGATGCGTCTAAGAATTTATGCAGCTTCTTAGATCCGGGGCGATTGATAACACCACCCTCACTGCGGATAAAAACATTTTTGACAGATTGTCCAGCTTGATTGTAAACAGCCGAATCAATACGACTGGTCAAAGATGGGTTGATCTCACCAAAAATAAAGTTATTAAGCGGTATTCTTATTCGCGCCATTAACTTCGCCTTTCAGTAATAAACCTCGATGTAACCAGTTTGCGTGTTGTTTGTTGTTGACTATCTAATGTTTTTGCCTGTTGCAAAAGTTCTCCCGCCTTGCGTTCAAGCAAAGCAGAAAGCTGTTCATCTCTTGCAATTGATAAAGCAAAAGAAGCACCAAGAGCAAACTCAGCAGCTAATGTAAAGTAAGATGGAAAGTTAGGCTCTAACGCTCTAAACGTATAGTCAGCAATTAAGGGATCGTTTTGAGCAGAGTTACTAAATACTTTATCTGCATAAATATTATATTCAATAATAGCATCATTAACTGTAACGGCATGAAGCATCAACAAATCAGAAGGAAGTTGATGCGCTGTATCATATCTACCAGTAGGCGCGTTACTTAATAAGTTGAGTGATGATTGTTTTGTAGAAAAACGCCAGCGGCTAGAACACATAATCGTGCGAATAACATCTTCATATATAGCATTGGCTACAGTTGCTTCAGTGCTTGTAGCTGTAAACGAAGTAATCGGCTCTGCTCCAATTAGGATCAGGCCGCGTGATGCAATATCAATGTCAGAGTTAGCTGGTGTTGGCATTAGATAATGGGGGGCCGAAGCCCCCCACTCCTATTAGTCAGTGTCTGTTTCAACGATTGTTGTGCCATCTGAGACATCAACCACTGAACCAGTGTTTGAAAGAACATTCACAAGACTGGTTGTTGGGGTAGCAGTGTCTGTCACAATAATGACATCACGGACACCCAGCATGTTTGCCGCATCATTGAAGTATCCTTCAGTGTTCACATCAGCAATAGCGTCTGCTGAGCTGTAGAACCAAAGGTCGCCGTTTGATGCGCCACCAATACGAGTAAGGTTTGCTGCGTTATAAGCCATTTATCTTACTCCTAGTTGTTGTCAAGGACTTCATAGACACCGTTGTCGTCAATAACAACAGCACCCATGGACATCATTGAGGTTGCAAGGTGGGCAGCTTTTTCTGGAACATAGTTGATCTCTGTCTGAACGTCAGAGTTGATACCAAGGCCAACAGATGTTGAATGGTATGCCATGTTCTTACCAGCAGTAATTGCTGATGTAGAAAAGATCTTGAAGCCCAAGAACTCTTTCATTGTCATGCCGCCAGCGAATGGCAAGTTCTGTTCACCGACATAATCTGATGAGGCAAACTCATCAATCAGGAACAAATCTGCATATCCTTTTGGATGCATAGCAAGGTAACGCTGACCATCTTCAGGAATGTCGGCTGTGCCGAATGTCTCAAAGAGAGTAAGCAAGTCTGCTTTTGCCAATGCAGTACCAGTTGTGCTGATCTGAGTAGCGTTTGCACCAGCATCCATTGCTGTATACAGGATCTCATCAGTCTTACGACCTAGAGCAGCAGCAGCAGATTGCGCTACAGCTTGACGCTCATCGATGTTTGTCTTCAACTCATCCAACTTGTCGATGTACTCAGGCGCATAATAATCCGCCATTGTTGCTTCAACATTTGTGTGAGCAAGTTCCATAGGGGTTACGTTTCCGTTACGAGACTTTGTGTTTGCAGAACCAGATCCAATTTTCTGGAAGCGAACAACAGATCCACGAACATTACCAGCGGTGCGAACAGTGTTGCGGAGTTTAGAACCCATGCGCTGATAAGCCATGTGAACTTCAGTCTCGAACTGCTTAATAAAGGCTTGGTCAATTGTATTAGCCATTAGCTAGTCCTCGTTAAAAAAGTTACACTACACCAACGGTTGTCCGTTTCTTGCGTCATTCAGTTGTCTCGTTGCGAGGCTGTCAGTTTGAAACAGGCCGTAATATTACTCAAATCGCACTTCTATAGTAGGATCGCAACGCACAAAACGCACGCAGGGGAATCCATTTATAACAGTAGACTGATCTGAAAAATAAAAACCTAACCAATCCAACCACTTAATGGTTCTATTGTGGTCTATTGGCACAACATTTTCTAAGAGATCGTATCGATCTTGCAAATATTCTACAATCTGTCTGGTTACTCTTAGGAATTTACGCGACTCTTTTTCAACAAGATTACTGCCAAGAAGCCATATAACAGCACTGTTTAAGTCTTCATCTTGTGAAATGCCTGAGACACCATACATGCAAGCTGGTTCACCATTGAACAATATTGTCCAAGTCTTGCTTTCCTTATCTCGCAATGGAGTATGAAGCGCAGCCCAAGGAGATGCGCCAGCAATCATGCACTCACGAATATCAGTAGGACGAAGACGATGCTGAAGATAGGCGGCATGTTCACTTGTTGCCTTGACTATTTCAACATCGCCATCCTTATGAAATGCGCTACCTGTAGATTTGGGAAAATCCCTCTTCAACCTTTTTGACATAGCCAGCATCTCTCTTGACAGGGTTCCAGTAACGTGGGTCTTGCATCATTGTGCGCAGTTCATCTTCAGACATACGCATAGCTGGTTGACCATCACGAGATACGCTTGAGCCTTGCATGTTTTGCATAAGAAACTCCAATGCCTCAATGCCTTTAGCAGATTGACCAATTGTCATCACAACTTCAGAAAACTCTTCTGGAAAAAACTTTTGTGACCAGAGTTCAACAGCCTCAATACGAGCATCGGCATTGTCACCCAATGCCTGTTTTTCTGCATCAAGGTCTGGCCCCATAGCTTCCAAAGCAGCAGCGTATTGCTCTATGCCGCTTTCAAACTCTTCCTGACTGTAACCATTTTCATGTGCATGATTAGCCCACCACTGAAACAGTGCATTGTCACTTGCAAGATTTTCGTCAATTGTTTCTGGTATTGCGTAATCACCAGCAGTAGCCGGTCTGTTTGAATAAGCTTCTGTTTCAAGCTCTTTCAAAATCTGGTCACGCAAAGCACCCTCACCCTGACCGAGCTTTGATTCTAGCTCTGAGTATGAAGATGCCATATCTTCAGGTGATTTAAATTTTTCAGGAAGCCACTCTGGTCTGTCGGACACAGGTGCTTCTGTAGCTACAGCTACTTCCACATTATCTGCTTGTTCCATTTTTCTCTACCTTTTCTGCATGTTTAATACGCCTCTCAAGGAGGCCGACTAGATACCGCTGCCCTTCGAGATGCCTTAGTTCGGCATCAGTTGCGGCTGGCCCTGTGACTGCTTCAATAGTTATAGAACGCAAATATTTCATTACCTCCTGTCCATTAGGGGTACGAAACAATGCTCTTATATCTTTGGAAATCTTTTCATCGTTTGCTCTTGAACGAGGAAAATTGTCAATACCTATTTGACTAGACATCTTGCTCCGTCATCATTTGTTGCTGTTGTTGCTGCTGCGCCATTTGTTGTGCTGCTGCTATCAATTGCTCACGATCCACTTTGTCGCGAACAAGAGTATCAGGCACTCCAAACTTCTTGGCGAGATGCACCGCAACATCTTCTGAACTTACAAGAAGGTTTAGAATTTCTGGACCAAATGTTCCACCTACAAGCTGTAGGTATCTTGATATTGATGATATGTCTTGATTGGATTGTGCTTGTGCCAATGGCGATGAAGAGCGAACCTTAACCTCACGACCATTGATTGTTGGCAGATCGATACGACCTTGCTTCTTTAGGATATAAACCACCCGCTGCAATACAGGTTGCACCATTTCCGCTTGAAGCCGTCCGAATGCTGAACCAATCCGTCTGGAAAGATCAGCCATACGCTCTGCTACTTCCGTTGCACTAGCGGGTGTTTTGTTGGGGTCGCCAAGCATGTCATTATACAATGCACGCTTAATGTTGTTGCGCATGTCTCCAAGAACAATTTGTGCAACATCAAAGTTGCCAGCGTTCCTGATCGGCTGCAAACCCTGCGACCCCATTGCTTTTGGAATGATTGTCCCTGGGACAAGGTTGATAGTATCTGTGTTAATGATACCATCATCATCCATCTGATAGATGCCAGAGATAGCCATTTGTGCATTCTCAAGCACTAGCTCAATAGTTAGGTTGGTTGTCTTAATAGCAGACAAAGCATTGATTAACGGCCCGCGTCCATAGATTTCACCGCTGGCTTTTGACCAACGGAAACATACATATGGATTAGCACCAGTGCCAACAAACTGATCTACTACAATAGTCTCTTGCTCTGGTACATTAATTACATAAAAGTCAAACCGATCTTCATTCCGCTTTTCATAATTGCGGCAAACGATCTCAACAATCTGAACCTTGCCATCTGGCTGGCTTGCTATTGCTTTGGCGGTTCTTTCTTGGAAAACCGCTTTCGGGTACGCCACAGGCAGATCCGAATATTTAAGAGTACGCTGTCGATAGACATGATCAATTTTATCATCTGGACCTGTATCAAGGTATACACTCGGTAACGGAATAGCATTAAACCTAACCGGATTAACCGCATCACCCTCTTCAACAAGCAAGATACCTGTTCCGACAGCCAAGTCCATGAAAGATTCATGTATCTCTTGACCAAAATTTGAATTTTGTATGATCTCAAAAACATAATCCGTTACCTGATCTAAGCTATTATTTACATCATCAGTCTCTTGCTCTGGTATTTCACTGCCAGCAAGCAGATCTGCCCAACGTGCAAAGTTTGGCACAAGGCCAGATTGCAAACGAGATGCAAACTCTTGTGTGCCAACTACAGCAGTTTCGTCAAAGATTTTATCGTCACGGCGTTGCCCAGGGCTTTCATGAAAAAAGCTTTGCCGCATTGGAAGAGCGTATTCATAACACTCCTCAAACAATGATTCAAAAAGAACGCGGTTTGTTTTTGCTTTTTCAAACCGTTCCAGCATACGGCGTGCGATAGTATCCATTAGATAGTCTCATCAAAATAACCGACACCACCAGCCTGACCAGAGATCAAAGACCGTTGACCAGAGCCGCCTCTTTTTTTGCGGCGCATCTGAGTTTCAAGTCTTTTTTGACGCTCTTCTTTTTGAGCCTCTTCATTCTGTGCCATAAGAGCTTTACGTTGCGCAGCAGCATCCTTAGATTCTTGAGACTGCTCTGGTGCTTTAGGTTTAGATATACCTAGCAAGCCACGCCCTAATTTGGCAATCGGTTTCATGATAGATGAAGTACACATATTAAACTCCTTTATGCGGTAATAACCTTATGCAACGCTAATATGCAACGCACAATTAAAGTCTTGACCACAACCCCTGTCTTCTTGGCTTTGGTCTTCGAGTAAAAACATCGAACTCCGTCTTTGCTTGAAAAGGCTTACTAGGTGCTGAGACGTTGCGCAAGATGTTTCTTCCTTCGCCAGCACCCATCATCAAGTATTGAAGAGCATCGTGTATATGAGAGAAGTGATTCTTTTCTGGCTTATCATCAAATCTTTCGCCAGATACTTGCATGCGCTTGTACTGATAACCGCCATCAAAACCTTTAATAAGAGTGCGGCATCTAGGGTCAATCAACAAACCAGAGTTACCCTCAATCATCCTATTAAGAGGCGCATTAACAGATTCAAGACGCAAGGATACATCGTTTGATTGCGCAGGGCGTGCATTTAACCCGCACCCTCTTAAGATTTGGAATGGCGTTGATTCATCAGTTTGTGCGCGGAAGTCACCAGCAGGGTCGCCAATAATGTTGATCTCACAATCACCGTAACGAGATGATATCTCTTGCCGCAGCACCTCGCTGAATCTAACAATGCCCATGTCAAAAGCTACAATTTCTTGCAGCAAAAGCCATCTGCCTCTTACCTTTTGCCCAATAACAGCAGCGGGAGTAAGACCAAAGTCAACACCAATATATACAGGAACACCGGACGCCACAGGGATTTCTTCCTTGGCGATGTGGATATCAGGAGCAAACATGGGATAAACGGGTTTGCCATCTTTAATCGCTCCTAACTTATTCATTACATAAACGTCAATCCAGCTTTTAGTCTTGCCCATCACAATGTTGGGGTAATAATCGCTGCGCATATTGTTTCGGTTTTCTGCACTCTCGTTTGGGACATAGCCTGTGACGCTTCCGTCCTGATCTTTTTCCTCTCTCATGCCAGAAGGTTGTGTATAAAACTGCCAGTTGTCTGGCTTGACTAACATCTTTGCTTCTTCTTTTGGGATGTGGTCTGGTATAGGAACCTCGCCGGACATGATAGGCCACCAATGATCTTCCTCTGGAGCGTTAGTATCTGCTATTACACCTGTCCATGTGCATCCACCATCTTTCATTGAAGGGAAACGACCAACACGCATTGTCGTTGCATCAATAATGCTTTTAGGTATTTCGCGTGCTTCATTGACCCATATGCCAGTAAGCTCTAATGAAAGTAGCTTCTTAACATCTTCCGGCCTATCAAGTGCTAAAAACAAAACCTCGAGGTCTACGTCACCCTTTTTAATATGGTGCGTATAAGGTACAGACCAAGTAAACTTTCCCCATTGATCTTCTGGAAACCAATCCAGCCATGTCTTGATTGTCGTTGTTTTAAGCTGTGGATTAGTATTACGGATAATAGCCCAACGGCTATGACGTATACCATCTTCTGCTTTTTTCTGCTCAAGTGCGCGGCGAAAGATTTCAACACAGCAACAAACAGATTTGCCAGATCCAACCGGCCCTCTAAGGCCACGAAAGAATACATCAGACTTCATAAAGTCTTTTAATACTTGTCCGTCTGGTTTGTATTTAAAGTTCGTCAACCTTATGCTTTCTTGCTTGCTGCTTCATACGTTCAACAGTGTACGGTGCTAATGAGGCAATAAGCTTGTCTGCCTCATAATCAGATTGAAACTCTTTAGGAAAATATTGCATGTGTACGTTCTTAACTACAATACGAAGCAACTCACGTTCATGCTTAGTAAGCTTATGATAAAACATTAAAAACCTATTGCTCTTGCAACTGAAACCATTAAGGCTATGAACAAACCAACCATTACAATAATTACCGCAAAGATTATTGCAACAGATTTTATGTTGTTTATAAACTCTTCTTCTTCACGCATTTTCTTTAGCCTAGCTTTGGTGGCAGCTTCCTTAGCCTCTTGCATGCGTTTAGCACGCTCAGTCACAATGCCCTTCCAAGTGCCATGCCCAAAGCGCATATCAACCATAGTGGCTACTTCTTGTAATTTTTCAGCAGCTAACTTGGCATCAATAACTTCTTTAGCAACAGTGTCAACGCCAAACTGATCGCCTATGCCGCCACCAGACTTTCTGTTTCTAGCTTGCTGTGCTTCTTTTTCACCACGAAACAGATCGTCAATCTGCCCAGCTATCTGCCCAATATCTTTAGCAGTGCTAATATGTTCTTTAATAAATTTGACTGATTGCTGTACTAGCGCAATACCTGTGAGGATTTCAGCAACAGCCATTATCTAAACTTCTTTACTTTATCTCGTACCTTTTTAGGCTGGCTAACGAACTGCTTACCAGCCTTACGCCCTGCTCTTTTAGCAGCACTGGTCGCTGCGTATTCTTTCGATGATAACGCTTTGATGGCAGCGGAAGGAAGATACCTTTCCCCTGTGGCCTTTGATCCTTGGGTGGATGGATTGCCACTCTTGGTTCTCCACTTTTGTTCAGTCCAATTTACTAATGATCTTTGTGGTCTCCTCATGATGTGTACCCACCACCTTTAGCTTTGTAAGTCTTAGCAAGCATTTGCGCCTTACGCGCAGACCATTGCCCAGGACTACCGCCCTTGCCACCCGCCTTTATGCGGTTGAACAAAGCCTTGCGCATTGCTGGCTTTGTATAGTTGCCAGCCTCATTAACTGCCATTTTTCTTTGACTTCAATATTTTTTTCTTTAATGCATTAGGCAGTTTCTTTTGCTCACCAGTAAGCATTGACTTCTTTGGTGGACGACCTTTAGTCGAACCATATGTTCCCTTACCCATTGGCATGTTATTTACTTCCTTCTATGAATGAACGATTGCCTGATCCAGAACGCATCAAACGGCTTGGTCTAATTCTACGCTTTTGTTTTGGCATTTGAGTAGGTGTTTTCGTTGATGTAGATTCTTTAGGCTCTTCTGGTTTCTTTTGAAGATCCGCAACTTTTTTAAATATACCCATCATCATAGCTTTATTTGCAGCACTAGACATACACATTATGCACTCGCTTTCTTTGCTTTGTTACGCTTACTAATTGCTCTAGCCTTGGCTCTAGCATCTGCTTTTGAAGATGCACCCCATACCTGTAATGACTTTAGCAAGCGTGTAGGCTCACCCTTCTCGTCACGTTCTGGACCTTCCATGTTGCCCATCCTTGCTAGGAAGCTGGCTCTCCTTGGATTGTCCCCTGACTTCACTGGTGCTTTGAGAGTCCCGCCTTTGTAAGATGCGCGACCGGCAGCGTTGAGGCCACCGCTGGGGTTCTTGCCTGCTTTTCTTGTCCATGCTGGTGTCCTTGGCGGCATTACGCAATGTTCTCCGAAAACGCTTCAGCTTGCCCAGCTTGCATTGCATCGCGCTTTGCAAGCATATCTTGTTTTGAAACAGGAAGCGGTATGTCCACTGTTCTTTCTGGCTTTGACTTAGGCAAAGGCATTGAAGATTCTGCTGCTTGAGCTTCGCCAATAAAGATGTTTGAAAAACGATCCCATATATCTTTGCGCTTGTTTGTCATCGGCCCTTCAAAAACTACATCAGTAGCTGTTGGCTCAATATCATTATCAAAATCTATGTCAATAACTTGCGGCTCAGTAGGAATAGCAATACGGACTTTTAAATTATCATCAGCAGTATCAGGCATAAGAAACTCACCAGCAAGATGTGCTGTGCGATGTATTTTTTCTCTATAAGAGCTATATAATTTATCATTACTAGCAATGTTAACAGCTTCTTTTATGTAGTCCATTGCTGTAGCAGAACGACCTTCTTCCTTTAACAAGCGATCTTCAAACTCTGTAGGGAAATCGTATGTGTCGTAATCAACATGCAGCTGGCCTTTTGTGTTTCGTATATTAAATTTGCCAAGAGTGTTGTTTATAGTATCTGCCATACTATCAACTTCAAAGGTCGTCCAATAACCACCCTTGTCCCCTAACGCACGACGAACATCAGCATAGCCTATATTTACAAACTCACCATCTTTTAAATCTTTAGCATAAGTGTTTGCAACTAATCTCATGGCCTCAAGATACTCACCAGATACATCATCTTCTGTAATTAGTTTAGAGCTTGCTCTATGCACAGGATTTACAGAGTTTAAAACACCACGCAAATAAAAAGCATAATGTTCTGAGATGAAATCATTCTTTGAACCAGTTCTTACAAAGGTGTCGAAAGAATCAAACATTTGAGATAGCGTTAACATAGTACCTCGCTACATAAAAATTTTTAACAGATCAACGCACAAAAAATTATATCTCATAAGTCCAAGTCATTGTGCCAGTGTGATACCAACCCTTTTGCTGCAATACCCAAAACAAACCTTCTTGCACCTCAACCATCGGTAACAATTTAACCAATGAGTTGCGTGGATACTTTATTGGCACATCAATATGTATCTCATCCGTGGTTTTGCTAAGAACAGCACCATTCAATGCCAATGCAACTCTAGCTTCAGGATTGCCAAACATATAACTATCCACATGCCATGTTAGCATTACAGGCTTGCTGTAATTATCAACAGCATTTTGAACCACCTTTGA